CTTTCCTTTACCTCCAGTCATCAGGTAACGAAATACATCTATGTTCGTTTGAGCGTCACCGAATACATTTTTTACAGTCTGAACCATTGGCAATGCATTTTGTGAATTTAATGAACCTTCCTTTGGAAGAATTTTTTTGATATCACATTTCGACCATGACGACATGTTTCCAATAAATGGGTAGTGTAAGTATTGTGCCGTGTCAACTTTTTTGTATCTACCATTATTTATTTTACATCCAACATCATCAATATTTGAGTTAATAGTAGGAACTTTCAGCATGAGTTTTTTTTTTGTGTCGACAGAACGAAGCCCAATCGGATACATCTTTGAACGATCTTTTAATTCACATTGGCCTAACAACCCATTTTCACCTTCAGTGTATACATAGCCACCACATTTGTTCTCACCGCTACACAACTCTTTACATTGACTATTTGTAGCAGATATGGATTCACCTATAGTAACTCTATCTAACTTAATATTATAGTCAGGAGGAAATGTTTGTGGAAAACGTTTTGTATCAACTGAGTATGTTTCTAAATCAACTGCGCGTCCTAAATTTATCCATTTCCAGTCCCATCTTTTAGAACCAAATATTCCATTGCCACTATTATCACTATGCATTGCGGCGCCAATTACATACACCTCTCCAAACCAGAATATTGTATCATAACCTCCAAAAAAAGGAAAATAATTCCGTGAAGTTACTAAATGAACTGAGTTCCCTTTTCCCCAAACACTATTGGTAGCATAATATTTGCGTTTACCATCATATACAAAAGAATCTTCATCATGAATCCAATATGTTTCCCAATCTTTATTATTTTTTGGTGTTGGCCAACTTTTAGATGAATAAGAACCTAGTTCTCTTCCATCTGAAAGAATAATTCGTGTATACGTTGGTCCTTTATTACTACATTTGCGCCACCATATCGAAGGTTTCCCTCCATCACGTGATGCTTTATACAATAAGTTAATAGAAGCAATTACGTTTCCAGGATTAATTTCAGTAAGAGCATATGAATCATTAAGTGAACGAGTGTCATAATTACCTAAGTTAAGATATGAACCTAGAGAACCATCTCTTGTTGTGTTGAAAGATAATGTTGATGATGGATAATTACGACGCTCACCATTTATATTAATATATGCAATACGACCAATATATCCACCTGCAGGACTAGTATCAACCCCAGTTAATCCTCCAGTTTTAAGAGAGTATAATGCAACACTTCGTGAATTTGATGTGTTTTTTCCATAGTAACGGTTCAATTCGGATGGACCATACGCTTTCATAAATCCATCTTCATCGTCTTCTGGGTTGTTCACTCTGTGACATTGTGAACCATTTGTACTAAAATCTAAAATTCCGCTAATATTTGGTTTTTCAGAGCCAGTATAAACCCAACATTTCCCGCGGTTTGCAGGTTTACCTGGGTCTGGTCCAGCAATCATGAAGTATGACTTACCTAAATCTTCTGCACGTCGTTTGCATTGCGCAATAGACGATTCAAATAAATCTTCTTGAAATGTAAATCCGCGGTTTACAATATCTGCATCTGATATATTTTTTGAAATAACATAACATCCCATTTCAAGTGTATCAGGATTTGTTCCTTTAAACTCAAAATCAGCAGAAGGTCTTTGAGTTACAAAAATATTACTACTTTCATTCCCACATGAAAAAAGACCACTTTGACCTGGCGTATTTTTTGGATTACGAACGCTGGTTTTTATGATCATAAATAATGGATTTTTCTTTTGAGTATCATTATGAGCATATACCATATCATATGGTTTAAGTTCTTCCCACGTTCCAGCAATATTGATTTTTTGGATGGATGACGATGTAGCCGGACATCCAATAACACCTGCATTTTTTTTCATATTATCGGTTTCAAGCCAGTTATTCGGATTATTTTCAACTGAAGATGGATGAAGCCACGCCTGAAAAATGCCGTCTTTCGTAATATATCCATATTTGGAAACGCCATTACTGTCGATAACTTCAGTCCATCGGTTACGAGTAGTTTGATTATCTAAATTAATAAAATCAACAACTGAATTCATTCGATTAATATGTTCGAACTCTTGTTCTTTGTATTTCTTTTCTTGTTCAGCTTGTACTTCCAAACTTTGTGACATATTGTATGTTCCACCACCTTCGCCATTCGGATCATTATTCAATGAACCGGCTGATGTCATACTTTCTATATTTGATTCCTTCTGGATAATAGATTGAATCATGTTTTGAAACACAGTTCCAATACTTAATGTTTGAGTATCACTTTGATATTTATTATGGGTTGGTTCAGGTAATAATGCATAATCTACAATTGCTTTGCGCGTTTCATTTGAATTTTGCACATGTCCTGATTTACTACTTGCTCTTTTTACTAAATCGTTTGAATTTTGGTAAAACATAATATATAGTAATTGATGATTACAGAGATTACTATATATAACAAGGAATATTATTACAACAATAAAATATTATTCTTTATCCATTCTATCTTGCATTTCTTTCATAGTTGTATCGAACCCAGTAAAAAATGATTTCAATGATGCATGTAAGAATATAATGATTAATAATAAAAATGTTACACCAATCCACCATAATTGTCCTGTCCAAAATGTGGGATCACTAATGTATCGTAGTATCATTAATATATTATCTTTGATGTTCCACCCAAAAGATGATAATATAAGCAAAATGACAACAATTGTTATTACCCACCAACTTGTCCACCATCCAACACTTAAATTTTTCACTAATTCAGCCTGTTCTATAATTGAAATTTTTGATGTGTATGATGCATATCCAAGAATGATACAAACTGCAATAATAACATAAAATATAAACCGGTATTTTCTTGCGAGTAGTGTTCGTTGTTCATTTATTTCACCATAAACACTATTCATATTTTTACGTTTTTGTATTAACTCGTTCGAACGTTCAATTTCAGTTGATTTTGAATTCATATAATTATGAAGTTGACTAATCATGCTATCTGTATCTGAAGCACTCGTAACAAGTTTATTGAGTTCATTATCGATACCTGCTTCTGAAAGTCCAACAATCTCTCGAACTAATGAGTTTACGCGTTGTTGTATGTCTTGAACCTTAGCTGCGCCTGCAATATTTGTTATATCATCTTCATCCCTTATTCCTAATTTTGTGTATATATTTTTTTTTGACCCCTCAACAGTTATATTGCCAGTCATTGTAGTATAACCATTAGACGACGTATCGTATACCGCATTTCCTGGTGCATCATATATCAAACCGTAACATCGGTTATTCCATTCTTGTTGACCAATATTGGACTCACCAGTATAAACAACCTTTTTGAATAACCGCGTATCATTCGCGGCTAAATTCCAGCATTGCAAAGAGTTATTCAATAACGATGGATTTGTGCCTGGATTAATTTTACCAACATATTTCCACACTTTCGCATGATCATCGCCAGGGCGTGTGACAAGTGGGGTTGTTGTGTTTGACATCGCATTCTTGTTATCTATTTGATCATATGTGCCTTTCGGTTGGTCTGTTGTTGCAGGACGGTATTTTCCCGTTAATTCTTTATATTGAGCCGTGAGTTCTTTCAACTCTGCCATTTTGGTTAATAAACGTGAATAATCTGAATTACTCATTTTATATAAACTCTGTATTATACTGATACATATAACATAGAATACAATCCGGCACTTTATTGGTTATGATATTTTTATAATAACATATAGTTCATTATACCACTGTATAGGATGCTTCTGCATTATACGTGTATGAAAAATAATAATATACTGCAAAAATAACAAATAATGACATAATCACAATTCCCAAAAGTGGAATATTTTCACTTCCTTCACCATTATTGTCACTGTTTTCACTCGGAGATGAAAACGTAAATGCAAACTTGAAAATTACAAAAATAGCAATGAAAATTATGAAAGACCAAAACACATATGTTACAGGATAATAAAAATCGCCTAATACCAATTTAAATTTAGCTAAAATAGTTTCATCCAATGACGATAATTTCTCGGCAGCAGTTTTTTCACGACGTATTATTGTAGTATTTGCTACATTATTTACGATGTTTTGATTCTCTTTTTTTATTTCTTCTACGGTATCATCGATTTTTTTCTTAATCTCTTCTAATTTGGTATGAATTGTTGGAGATACATTTACACGAAAACACTCACTTTTTTCCGTCATAGGTTGATCCTCTGCAGTGGGTAATGAGTTGTATTGGTTCGCAGATACTACAATTGGATCACCTACAACAGTATTGATACACGTTGGATGTCTTTTTTCTGGCCAAATACCCGGTGAATATATATGTTTTCGACCTTCAACATCAACCCATGCATATTTGTCTTCAGATGGTGTGGTTCCAGGAAGTTTTATATTTTTTGCAGAAATACATGGAACATATCCAGCCATATCATAACTAGCCAAGTCTTTAAATAGACTAAACCCGCCTCCAGGAGTTCCACCGCTGATATCAATAAATGATTGTGGTGTCATTTTGAATGGATTCAATGTATCAGAACTCAAAAAAGCTTCATCGCGTTTAATTGTTGGACATGTTGATACATCATATAATATTACAGATGATACATCTTTGTAACGATGAGTGTAACCGAATGGATTTACATAATAATACGCGGCACTCGCGTCAACACCTGCGTATGAAATGTCACGAATTACTTTGTTCAAGTATTGTGTATTGGTTTGCAAGAATTGTGAACGTGTCATTAAATCGTCTGTATAAAATCGATACTGTGTAGTGTACTCAGTAGTAAGTGCACTTAGTCGCGTTTCAAGGTCAATAAGTTTTTGACTTTTTCCGGCGCTGGTTGTACCGGTTGTTGCGGTGGTTATAGTTGGCGCATTAGATAATCTAGGGCGGCTTGACAACGACACATCATCATTTGTGAGTCCTTCTTTATATGACAAGATACCGGTCATTTCATCCATCTTTTTAAGTTGCTCTGTAAAGGGTTGGATTGGATTTTTATTGATATCGTTTTGCGAATATTTTAGAAGGTCTCCCTCAAGTAAATTCAGGTTCAATGACGTTCCTGTAAGCATCCCTTCATTCTTCTTTTCATCAAGGTTTTTTGTATCTTTCACGTATTCTGTCATTAAAGACGACATTGCTTTATTTAAACCATCATCATTGTCTACCTTAAGACCTTCTTTAAATGGTTTCTTTTTGTGTTCATAATTATCTAGTGAATTAGGTGATGCATTTGGAAATAATATTTGTTCATTGTTTGGATAAGATGACATTGTTATATATTACGAATATTATAACTATGTTTGTTCAACCATTATTCACGTTTTGATAATGAATATGGACTACTGGTAAATAGATTTCCTACACGCGATCTACCACTACTTCCTAGACCTAAACCTCCAAATCTACTAAATACGCCTCCACTACCACTTCCAAAACGAGTGGATAACCAACCACCTACACCTCCAAATCCGGAACTAGATGTTCCCAAACCGCCGCCGCCACCACCACCACTAAATGAAAAGTAATCTTTCACGAGTTGTGAGCTTATTAAAAATATACCAATAATAACCAATACAATATTCAAGAACTTCTCTCGATAAATCCGATTCTCTTGATTTGCAATCTCTTCTAATGTTTTCTTTATTTCTTGTTGCTTCTCGTATTGCTTTGGGTCATCCAATACCGATGATGTATCACTACCACGCAGTTCATTCACAGTATCGGCTATTTTTTTCTCAAGTATTTCATTTACTTTAACTAAACCATATACACCTTTGAAATTATCGGGATTAGAGAAATTGGTTTGAGATTGTATATTCTCAGGCATCTTTAAATATGTAGTTTCGTTTTCATCATATTCACCTTTCATAATCGCGCTAACAGCACCTCTATAAACAGGGTTACTTGCATCTTTTGTTGTAAATATACTATAAAATCGGTCTACATTTGTACCATCGGGGTTACCTTCATCGTTAAGGTTTGGTTGTTTTCTCAAAAAGAATGTCGGATTATTCTTTTGTGTATCTGATATTACAGTTCGTCCTGTTTCGGCAGAAGTTACATATTGTTCAGTAAACTCTTTATGTAAACGGTCGACAATTTTCGTTGCAGTACATACGTCTTTTTTTCTCGCATTGTTTGTTGCAGTAATACTATCTTTTCCGTCATTTGGACCTGTTTGAAGGCGAAATTTACTATTGTTTTGACACGCCATATTTTCAAGTTATATAACCAAGATAAAAAAATGATATGGTTATTCCGTTTACACTTATTTTTTCTTGTTAATTTGCAACACAATACCTGTAATACTGAGTTGTAACTGAGGTTTTACTCGGTCTCGTTATCTTGCATATTTGTCCAGGTCGGAGTCCTATCGCCAGTGCTACTGGGTCGTATCTTGAAATGCTTGGCATTTGCTTTGTGTCTGTAATATTGTATTTCTTAAGAATTTGTTCTTGTTCTGCTTCATTAAGAACTACATGCTCTGGAACGTATTGATGCTCAAGTAGATTGAATTGAAGTCGATCGAGAGAATGAATCACAATGAAAATCCGGTCTTTCTCCCAAATCTCATTGAGGATGCCAATGAGTGTCTCATTCACCTCTTGTTTCATGACAATAATCAATGTATCTGATGGCTGAAGCACCTGTTCAAGATAAAAGAGGTCATCGATCATGTGGTTAATATTCTCTCGACGAAGCGTTTTGGCTAAATAATACTTCACGTAGACCTTGCTTGAAGGATGAACGTCTTTTTCTGTGGTAAGAAGCATGTCGAGTTGATTATTTGCATACATCGTTTGGACCTCTGCAACACCATAATCCGTATAATTTGATACATCCATTCCTTGTCGCGCGAGTAATTGAAGAAGAATATTGCGTGATTTAAATAACGCTGATATCGTTCCACTG